AAAATAGGAGTATGGTTCTACAAGAGAATTGATGATGTTGCATCATGGGCTTCTAGGAAGTTGGGATTGAAGGTTTTACAAGATGAAAAAAACTGGAAAGTAAAATACCCAAATGTTAGTAAGAAAATTGATGAACTAGAAGCTAGATTAAAAACATTAGAACAAGGAGAAAACCATGATAAGTAATTGGATTTCAGATCGAACTAAAGAAGGATCAAGTCATCAAGGAGCAATAGTTGCTGTAGCTGCAGTAGCCGTGTTATTCTTTGGTGTTCCCCTCACAAAAGTGATACTTTGGGGTGCCCTAGCTTGGGGCGTTTGGTCTATGCTTAAGAAAAGCTAGAAATGCCTGAGTTGGAAATGTGTCCAACCATTTCAACATGCGAATTGGAAACAGAGGTTGCAATTCTCAAAAAAGAAGTAGCTTCCCAAACAAAACTACATGAACGTTTGGATGTTGCAATTGAGAAATTGACCGATGTTTCCAATTCCGTGCATCGTATGCTCGCAGTACACGAAGAGAAAATTACAAGACAGGAAGAAGCGATTTTTCAGGCGGAAGAACAAATAGAGATTAGACGTAGTGAACTTATGATAAAAATTGATGATCTTCATGGACGTATCACTGATAATACAAAAGATATAATGGCAGCCGCACAATCACAACATTTAGCACAAAATGCAGAAATTCAAAAATTACACGTTGAGATAAACCAAAGAGTTGGTGTTTTAGAAAAATGGAGACATGTGCTTGTAGGTGGTTCTATTGTAGTAGGATTTTTATTGCATAAATTTCTGGTTTTCTCTTGACATTTTAAGTTAAACACGTTATAATGTAATTATTATGAACTCATATATTGATGTTAAGTATGTAAACTTAATATCTCCCTATCTTCAGCAATTCAAGAAGAAGGGAGATTTTCTATGGAATTTTCGCTGTCCTTACTGTGGAGACTCACAAAAGTCTCGCACAAAGGCAAGAGGATTCGTGTATCGCAAGAAAAACGACCTATTTTACAAGTGTCATAATTGTGGAATGGGTACAACTCTTGGCAACCTTATTAAGAAAATTGACTTAAAAACTTATGATGACTATATAGTAGAACGATATAAAAGTGGTAGTCAAAATAACACGCCAACGCCGGAGTTCAAGTTCGATGTTCCTATCTTTCGCAAAGGGGGGGTTCTCAAAGGCCTTAAATCAATCGCAGATTTACCAGAATCCCATCCTGCCAGAAAGATTATATCAGACAGACTTATTCCAGAAGAGTGTTTTAAAGACCTCTACCTCTGTGAATCATTTTACAAATTCACGAATAATTTAGTTCCTAACAAATTTCCTTCCTTGGATGGAGATCATCCAAGGTTGTTGATACCGTTTAGAGATGAAGAAGGAGAAATGTTTGCATATCAAGGTAGGGCCTTTGGTAAAGAACAACCAAAATACATCACCATCAAATTAAAAGATGAGGATAAGATTTTTGGGTTAGATAGAGCTACAAAAGACAAACATATATATGTTGTTGAAGGACCACTTGATAGTTTGTTTATAGATAACTGTATAGCGTTTGCTGGGTCAGACTTTACCCGTCCATTGTCCGTGGAGGGCAGACTTATGCTAAATGGTGAAGTGACGATGATATGGGATAATGAACCAAGAAATAAAGAAATCTGTAAACAGATGGAGAATTCTTTGAATGGGGGTAGAGGACTTGTTATCTGGCCCGATTCAATAAAACACAAAGATATTAACGATATGATTGTAGCAGGGTATTCACAATCACAAGTCCAACAAATAATAAAAGATAACACCTTTATTGGAGTAGCCGCTCGGTTGAGGTTTGCAGAATGGAGAAAAATCAATGTCTAATAACCACCTACCCACATCATACCAAGAATTTATACACTTATCGAGATACTCAAGGTGGTTGCCAAATGAAGAACGAAGAGAAACATGGAACGAAACAGTTACAAGGTATTTTGATTTTTTCACAGAACATCTAAAAGATACGCACAATTTTAAGTTTACAAATACATTACGAAAAGAATTAGAGACTGCAATTTTGGGCCTAAAAGTGATGCCATCTATGCGTTGCCTTATGACTGCTGGTGAAGCATTAAAACGTGAAAATATTGCAGGGTATAACTGCTCATATGTCGCTGTAAATCGTGTTCATGCGTTTGATGAGATTTTGTATGTTCTTATGAACGGCACAGGTGTGGGGTTTAGTGTAGAAGCTCAACATGTTACACAATTGCCCCATATTGCAGATGAATTTCATCATACTGACACTACTATTGTGATTGCAGACTCTAAACTGGGGTGGGCAAAAGGACTTAAAGAGCTTGTTGGTATGTTGTATATTGGTCAGATTCCTTGTTGGGATTTGTCCAAAGTACGTCCTGCGGGAGCCCCCCTCAAAACATTTGGTGGCAGAGCATCTGGCCCAGAACCACTAGAGTCTTTATTTAATTTCGCAGTTAATATTTTCCAAAATGCAGCAGGTCGTAAATTATCCTCTATTGAGTGTCATGACCTTGTTTGTAAGATTGCAGAGGTAGTTGTAGTAGGGGGTGTAAGGAGAAGTGCGCTTATAAGTCTCTCTGACCTCTCTGATGATAGGATGCGTAACGCTAAGACAGGTCAGTGGTGGAATACAGAACCACAGCGATCCCTTGCAAACAATAGTGCATGTTATACAGAAAAACCAGACATTGGTACGTTTATGGATGAATGGAAAGCCCTCTTTGATTCTAAATCTGGTGAGCGTGGCGTATTTAATCGTGAAAGTGCAGTTAAACAGGCTGGAGTAAATGGTCGTAGAGATATAGAACATGAGTTTGGTACAAATCCTTGTTCTGAGATTATCCTGAGAAGCCGAGAGTTTTGTAATCTGTCAGAAGTTGTGGTACGTCCAGATGATACGAAGGAGTCTCTTTTGGAGAAGGTTCGCCTTGCAACGATTCTAGGTACAATTCAATCCACTCTTATAAACTTCAAATATGTATCTTCTGTATGGAAAAACAATTGCGAAGAAGAGAGACTTCTGGGTGTTTCTCTCACTGGCATTATGGATAATCCTCTCCTTAACGGCACTGAACATCAGGAGGTATTGACTGATTTATTGCAAGATTTAAGGGATGAAGCAATCAAAACAAACAAGGACTTTGCAAAAAAGATAGGAATCAACCAAAGTGTCGCTATAACGTGTGTTAAACCCTCTGGGACAGTCTCTCAGTTGGTTGATGCTGCATCTGGTATCCATGCAAGGCATAATCCTTACTATATAAGAACTGTGCGTGGAGATAAGAAAGACCCCCTTACAAAAATGATGACAGATGTAGGGTTTCCTGTAGAAGATGACGTTATGAATCCAAGCCACACAGCAGTATTTTCCTTTCCTATGAAATGTAATGGTACGTCCGTGTTTCGTACAGATATGAGTGCGATTGATCAATTAGAATTATGGAAAATATATCAAGAAAATTGGTGTGAACACAAGCCATCTGTAACTATCTCTGTAAAGGAGAGCGAATGGTTAAGTGTTGGTTCATGGGTATATGATAATTTTGATATGATGAGTGGCGTAAGCTTTCTCCCATTTGCAGAACATACATATAAACAAGCACCATATCAAGATTGTTCAGAAGAAGAATACAAGGTTCTTGTTGATAAAATGCCGAAGAATGTGGTGTGGAATAAATTATCAGAATATGAAAAAAGTGATATGACAATAGGGGCACAAGAATTAGCTTGTGCAAGTGGGTTCTGTGAAATTCAGTGATAAAATTAGTAGCTTGTGCCTCATGCGAAGCAGTATATGCGATCCGCCATTCTATGGATGATTATTATTACATAGTACAATACTGTACTTTTTGTGGAGAAACCCTTTCAGAAGAATTAGAAGATGAGATAGAGTGGGAAGATGAAGACTAGTTCAGCTAAGGCCAAGGGCAGACGCCTTCAACAATGGGTGAGAGATCAACTCATAGAACAATTAGATGTTCATCCAGAAGACATAGAATCTCGCAGTATGGGTGCAGGGGGTGAAGACCTTATTTTAGCCAGAGCTGCTAGAGAAAAGTTTCCATACTCAATAGAGTGTAAGAATCAAGAATCCATAAATATATGGAAAGCTTATGAACAGGCTCAAGAAAATTCTAAGAATTATGAGCCAATTGTTATAATTAAGCGCAATAACACCAAACCCCTAGTATTAGTTGCCGCAGATTTTTTCATGAAATTGCACAAGGACGAATAATGCGTATAATATACGGTTGGATTATTTTAATGATTCTAGCAGTTGGTATTCTTCTATCAGGATGTTCGGTTCTTTCTGTTTTGTCTACCGCTGATGTTATTTCTATGATAACTACAGGTAAAGCCACGGTAGATAATGTTGTGTCTGAAGTACAGGGTCAAGACTGTGCTGTACATAGAGCTTTTAAAGGAAATCCTGTTTGTAATACCGATTAATATAAATAGATTAGAAACTTTTTAAAGTGGAGAATTCGATGAATCGCATAACAGTTATAGGCTTGGTTTTAGCGATACTTTTTCCTTCTTTATTATTTGCAGCAGATACAAATACTACATCTACAGTAGTAACGGACAAAACGCCCCCAACTGCATCTGCTCCCTCAATTGTTATTAACAACAGTGATGTGTGTAAAAGTGCCGCAAGTGCTGCTATACAAACGCAAATTTTAGGATTTGCTTCAGGTATAACTGTAACTGATGAAAACTGTGAAAGACTAAAACTTGCTCGTTCCATATACGGTATGGGCATGAAAGTTGCTGCTGTATCTCTATTATGTCAAGATGCTCGAGCATTTGATGCAATGTGGATGGCTGGAACTCCCTGCCCATACGAAGGTACAATCGGTGATGATGCTAAAAAGAATTGGGAAGAAAATCCCGAAGACGCACCAACTGATAGTAAAGTATTCAAAAAAAAAGAATTGACGGAGACAACAGAGGAAATAGAGGACTAGATTATGAAATGCCCGATGATTATTCCACAGAAGAAAGAGTTACCGAAGCTCCAAACACATTTGCGTATGTCGGCGGCGCTGCGGTTGTTCTCAGCGTTATTGGTATATTCTTTGGTATTCCTCCCTTCCTCATTTTCTAGAGCCGGTGATGGCGTAGATTCCAACACAATTACATCAGGCACTACTACTTCAGAATCAAGTGGTACTTCTACTTCAACAACTGTCAATAATGATGATGGTTCACAAACTATTACAGAAACAACCCCTATTACAACTACTACAACCACAACAACTGTTACACAGACAGCGGTTCCTAATATTGTCGATAACCCAACTTTTACAAATAATCAAGGTGGTGGTTCATCTACCGATTGGAATATTGCAGCCTGTGGCGGTTCTGGGTGTGCATTTAGCCCTTCCACTGGGTTTAAAACCTCTTACGGTACAGGAGCAATAACACAGAGTGAAACTATAGAAAATATTGAAAATTTTAATATAAGTCAAACAGAATCTGGGCAAGGTATGACTTTTTCATTTGGTGCAGATGTTAACAATACTCGTAATAATCAAATAGGTGGTAATTATTCTCAAGGAGGCACTACAGATACATGGTCAATTAAACTTGAAATATTTAATGAGGGCGGTACTTTATTAGGTGATGAAGCTATAGGTGTAACTGGTGGTGCTAATATGGGCACTACGTATCAAACTAATCAAACAGAAACAGGAACTCTGAACATAAATGCTGGTAATAATATCTATAGTGGAACATTAACTTTATCTGGTATTGATAACGGATATTGGAGTGGTTTCTATGGGCCAAGTTTTAATAATGTATTTACTACTTTTCTGTATAATGAAATAGAAACAGAAATAACAACATCCACCACATATTCAGATTTAGTCAGTACAGTTAGTTGTGAAATTTTAAATACCTGTCCACCACCACCTTCAAACGAATTGCCGCCAGGCGTAAATATTATGGAGCCAACTAATTCAAACAATGATGCTGCAATATTAGCACCGCCGCCGGTTGAAGCGATTCAAGAGATGCCAAGCGGCGGGCCCAGTGAACAACAAACTGTTCAAATGGCACCAGTAGAATTAACACCGCCTCCAATTGAGGTAGTAAGTATTGAGGCTCCTTCTATGGAAATGGGCCCACCAGTACAAATGGAAACACAAGTAGCAAATATAGAAATGGAATTGAATAATGATTTATCAAGTGGAGAACCTATGGAAGCCCCAGCACCGCAAGGTGGAAGAAGTGTCGCAACTCCAGAACCAACTACAACATCAGAACCTAATGTGGAACCAGAGCAGCCAGCAGAAGAACCAAGAACAGAATCAAATGCAGAACCAAAACCAGAGCCCGAAGTTGCCGATGCTAAACCACAAGATGCTGCAAGTTCTGATAATAAACCAGAGTCAAAGCAACCAGATGCAGAACCAGAACCAGAGGCTGAATCAAAAAGTGTTACAGTACAAAAACAATCCACTAAAAAACAAGAAGGGAAAACTAAGTCTGTATCTGTGAAGAAACAAAATAAACCTGTATCTAAGAAACAGGCTAAGAGACAAGCAAAACAAAAATCTGCAAATAAAATAGTTAAAAATATGGGGGATAAAGGTAAGTATGAAGGGGGTAATCAATTAAAGACTTTAATCGTTATGCAAGTTTTAGGTAATTCAAAGTCTTTCTTTAGTAGTCAAAAAATGTTACAAGACACACCCAATTTCTTTCAACCAACGACAATACCAGATAATAGTATTTCGGATAATAATGCAGCTGCCTATTTTATGATAGGTGGAAGTGACGCAGCACACAACGCATTAATAGAATTACAATACAAATAGGAGTTAACAAATGTCAGATGATGGCAAAACAGAAGTTGAGTTTGCCGGTGTTAAGTTTCGGGGTGGAAAAATATTCGTAATTATTACAGCATTATCAACACTGGGAGGCGGACTTTACGCAGGCTTTGAGTTCTATAAAGACTACGTAAATATGAGAACAAAGATAGAGAAATACACAGCACCAGACTTATCGGGGTTTGATAAGAAACTTGCTGTTCTCCGTGAAGAGATGCAAGCCCTAACGGTTGAGGTGAAAGCAAAAGAAGAATTAATTCAAGATGCCAGAGATTATACTAAAGAGATTAAGACTGATCTCAAAGACGAATTGCACATAATGTCAAAACAGGTTGACAGTATAGAGAAACGTGGCAAGGAGGCCTTTCGGTTAGTACGAGACAGTATTGATAAAAATGATACCAAAGTTCGTAAGATGGTAACAGTCAATTCTGATAGATTTGATACTCGTAGAGAACAAATACGAAAAGATATGGATGCTCTGGAAACCAGATTAAAAAAAGAAATGAAGGAATTGAGAGATTCTATCTCTAATCAGATTAAGAAAGCTCTTGAGAACCCTCTTGCTAATATGAGAAAGTAATAAGAAGTTATAAATAGTATTATGGCAACAGCACAATCACCACTCGCAAGACAACCAACAAAACTGGACTATGCAAGCCCAACCCAATTTCGTTTTGGTATTCAACAGTTACCGAAAGTGGAGTTTTTTACTGTCGGTGCAAATTTACCAGGCATTACAGTGGGGGTAGCAACAGTATCAACACCATATAAAGACATTCCAACTATGGGTGATAAAGTAGAATATGATACTCTTGATATTACATTTATCGTAGATGAATACTTAGAAAACTATAAATCTCTTCATGATTGGATGACAGGTATAGGGTTTCCTAGTGACAGAGCAGAATTTAAAACATATAGAGATGAAACATCAAACACTCCGGCCGGTGGTTCAACTCCATCAGTTGACCTTGTTGAACAAGCCGTTCCAGATAAAGCAATGTACTCTGATGCATTTCTTATGATTCTGTCAAATAAAAATAACCCAATTTTAAACATTAATTTTCAGAATATATTTCCCACAACACTCAGTTCGTTGGATTTTACACAGACAGCAACAGATGTTGAGTATCTAACCGCCACAGCATCATTTGCATATCAAATTTACAAGTTTGAAAGTGTCTAAATACCTATGAGCAGATTTGGTAAGCTTTAACATTTATCAAATCTAAAAACACACAACATTGATTGTGGTAATATAAAACAAGGGAGAGAAACCAAACTGCTCACTTTTTAGTATGGAGATATTATGGATTTAGAAGTTTTAAAACAAAGTGCAAACAAAGACCTCCCTATCTCTGATCATGAACGAATTGATCAGGAATCATATAAAAATCAGGCTATCAAACAGAAGTGGTTAAACCATAAAGCAGACTTCGAACTTCTGTTGGTTAAAGCAAAAACAGACCATCAGCTCCTATATCGACAGAAATGGGAGTATTATGGTGGTAAGGCAGAAGCAAAGGTATATGCTGCAA